ATTAACTTACCAAATCCTAGAGGTAAAAGGGTTTATTCTCGTATGTTTACGGGTCAAGGATCACCAAAGCGAGAGCATTGGAGACGAGGACATTGGAGAGTGTTAAAGAATAAAAAAGGCGATGTTCTTAAAAGAATTTGGATAGATCAACAAAAGGTTGGCAATGCTGAATTAGGCAAGATTACACATGATTATGTATTAAATAAAAAAGATGCTTGACATGGTATTGAATACTATAGTAACTATAAAGGACTATCTTAACTAGCAAAGGAAGGAAAGTAAGATGACTGCAATTAAATTAACGGGTGTATTCAACGAAAACAAATCAATCGTTGATAAAATCAAAAAGCATATCGCTAATGAAATGAAAGAATATAAAGAGTATCTGAACTCTGATTATCAAGACAGTTTTCAAGATGCTTTGTTTGAGGGCAGAAACGAATATGCTGAAAGTTTATTAAAGCAAATAAATGAATGGGAGAAGTCATAATGAGTAGACTATCTGAAAAGTTACTTGAAGTAGAATTGTTCGTAGGTGAGCAGTTGAAAGACTACACAAATGAGCAAGTGTTAAAGCAAGTCAAGGTCAAGTTTGGTACTGACATGTATGTAGAGCATGCAAAAGATTTGCTTAATGAATTTCAACAAGAACTTAATTTTGAAAGGTTACAACCATGATATTAGTTAAAAGAATTGATATGGCATTGCATATCCAAGAATTATGTGCAGTTGAAAATATATCTGTAAGCTATCAATCGTTAACAGAAACTAATCCTAGGTATTCAGCTATTCCGTCTAGGCGACATATAACCATTAGACCGACTAAGAATACGGGCTATTATGTGTCTGCTTTACATGAAATCGGTCATATACTTGGTGGTAATCAATCTCGTAATAACACAACAAAGGAGAAAGAAATTGGTGCATGGATTTGGGCAATGTTACATGCGATTGTATGGACAGATACTGCGGATCGGGTCATGGCTAAAGCACTACGTTCATACGGTGTTAGCCAATCTGAAATCGAAGAAATTCAACATAAATGGAATCCAACAACAAGAGATGAGGAGAAACAAATTGCTTAATGAAAAATTTATAAAAATACATATTCAACAAGCTACTCCGTACAAAATTACCTTTATAGATAAAATTGTTCGGGCTTTGTACAAAATGAAACAATGGTAAAAAGAGCAAAAATTCATAGCACTAGCAGATCATGGGAAAAATCTCTCAAAAAATCTGCTAGAGTTAAAGAACGCCAGCGGACAAAGCGAAGAATTGTTCGGGAAATCAAGGAGGAATAAATGGGCGAGTACGAATGTATAGATTGTAACGAAATCTTTTGGGCAGAAGAACCGCCTCACCCTAAAGATCAATGTGATCGTTGTAGAGAAGAGGAAAAAGACAATGGTTAAAATGTTTGTCCTCATATGTGTCGTTTGGGTTGAGGGCAGTCGTTATGACGGTGGTGAACAGAAGTGTATCATGCACGAAAGCCAAGTAAAGTATATGACGTTGAATCAATGTCGTAACGATATACCCAAAAGCGAACAATTAATAGAAAGTGCTATATTTGATAATTTTGGCGAAGAGCCTATAAGCCATGAAATTATGGCTGGATGTTTTGGAGGAGCATGATGATTAGAAAACTACCAAAAGAAAAGTTTGTTATCCATTGTAAGGAAACAAAGTATTACATGGTTCAAATCGAAGCTGATAACTACGATCAAGCCGTGAAACAATGGGAAACTATAGCTAAAAGGCGTGATTACACCACGCTTCATAGCAACATGGAAACACAAAGCGTAAGTCAAGAGGTATAAAATGAAATTGAAAGTTATAAATAAAAAAGAAGATCAACCTACACTCGAAGAAGCACAGGAATTTGTCGGTGGTTGGGTTGAAAGAATACTCTTAAAAAATGGCGATATAATGCTTATTGATGAAGAGGGTAAATTAAAAAAAAATAGTATTAATCATAAAGCTACAGATTATTGGGTTAAGAGTTTTGGTATGACTGACGTTATCGTTGGTGATGCTATTTTAATCAAACAAAACGCTCTAACGGATTTATGGTAATATGATAGATATAAAAATAGGCGATTGTCGGGAGGTGCTTAAAACCTTACCCGATAAGCATTTCCAAACATGTGTGACAAGTCCTCCATATTACGGTTTGCGTGATTACGGAACGGCTACTTGGGTAGGTGGATCGGAGAATTGTTCGCATGAAGGAGCGTCTCTGGGAAATAATCGGAACTTCATTGATGAAGGCGGTAGAGGTAGCAACAAAGCTAGTTTATCCACAGGTGATTGTATAAAATGTGGTGCAAAACGAGTGGATTCACAAATCGGACTGGAAGAAACACCCGAACAATTTGTCGAGTCGCTGGTCAATGTGTTCCGTGAAGTCAAGCGTGTACTTAAAGATGATGGAACTCTATGGTTGAATCTAGGCGACAGTTACTCTAGTGGCGGTAGAACTAGCACAACGAATCAAACTGTTCGGGGTAATACTGACTACGGGGTTACTAGACCACCGCCTATTGTGGGTATAAAGCCCAAGGATTTGATCGGAATCCCGTGGCGTGTGGCGTTTGCCTTGCAAGCTGATGGTTGGTATTTGAGGCAAGATATAATCTGGCATAAGCCCAACCCGATGCCCGAAAGCGTACAGGATAGATGCACAAAAGCCCATGAATACATATTTCTTTTGAGTAAAAGCCCTTATTATTACTACGATAATGTGGCTATCAAAGAAGAAGCACAGGATTGGGGAACCAGAGACCGAACAAATGGTAAATATCACAATGAAGGTACTGGATTAAATCCGCATACTGGTCTGGAAAAGTCATATGAAACAAAGAATAAGCGTAGTGTCTGGACTGTTAACACAAAGCCTTACAAAGAAGCCCATTTTGCTGTGTTTCCTACAGATTTGATCGAACCAGCGATACTGGCTGGATCTAGCGAGAAGATTTGTTCGGGTTGCGGGAAGTCGTACAGGCGTGAAATGATCACAACTGACGTTCCAGATAGAATTGTTCGGGATCATATGGTTGGCGTTATACCTAAACGGGATAAGCCTACCCGTATGAATAGCAAGAATATGTTGTCGCTGACAAAAGAAGATAAAGGATTTGTTAAGCAATGTGATTGCGATACCAGTAAAACCGAACAAGATCGGGTACTAGACCCTTTCGGTGGATCGGGAACTACCGCATTGGTCGCTGACAGGAACAATAGAGATGCAACCGTTATTGAGCTAAATGAGTCGTATATTGAAATAGCTAAGAACAGACTGGAAGGTGATTCCCCCTTGTTCGCAAAAGTGGAGGTGAGCTAATGCCTAAGAAAAAACAGAAGAATTGTTCGCAGTGTAAAGAAAAAATTATTATCGGAATGGAACTGGTGATGAATAACCGAACAATTTGTCTTGGTTGCGCAACAGAAAAAGGTATTACTCAACAATTGGATCACTCTGTTCTGCATCACATGAATTGTTCGTATGACATATATTCATGCTCTGAATGCTACAGAAATTACGACCAAATGATGCGATATTTAGGATATGTTTGTACCCTTAATGGTACGTTCTATAAGCCTACTGATGACCCCAAAATTGTGGTGCTTTATGAGTGATTTACTTACCACTTACCAACTTACTCGGTAAGTAAAAATGACGGTAAGTAGTAAGTCATTGAAATTGTTCGGTTTTTTGAAGCAACTTACGGAGGTTACTTCTTATCACGGTAAGTTAGAATTTAGCTCTAAGTCATTGATTTTTATGGCTACTTACCAACTTACCGAACTTCCCCCCTAAAGGGGGGTTTAGGTGGCGGTAAGTAAACCGCCCACCAACCCTATTAAACTAACGTAGAATGGAGACGAAATAAGATGCCAAAAGTAGCACAAAATTTAACTAAGGAACAACGACTCGCTGGGTGGAAAAGATTGACTGATAAACAGCAAGATTTTTTAAATAACTTTATGCACAAGGATATGACGCAGACAGAATCGGCTAGGCGAGCAGGATACGCAAATCCTGGCGTTGATGCTGTAAGACTGTTGCGTAACCCAGTCGTTCAGGAACGCTATCAGGAAATGCGTGAAGAAGCTCGTAGTCGTTTCGGGGTTACTATTGATAAGTCGGTGCGTGATCTTCTTAAAATCCGTAACGAAGCGTGGGAGAGCGGTAAATTCGGTGAGGCTATTCGGGCTGAAGAATTGCGTTTAAAGGCTACTGGGTTGCTTGTAAACAAAGCTCATGTACTACATGAACGCACAGACAGTATGACAAGAGACGAAATACTGGCAAAACTACAGGAATTCCAAGAGATAGCACAGAAACGCATGAAAACAGCCATAACTACCCATAAAGACCCAAACTTGATAGAGCAAAGTAGCGTAAAACCCAAAAACTAGCATATTTACTTGGAGGGGGTACTCTTGGGTTCTCCCGAACAATTCCTGTAGGCATAGGGATCGGGGTATAATCGGGGTTATTATCGGGCTTATTATAGAGCTTTGATCGGGATCGGGCTTGTTATCGGGGTCATTCTTTGGCAAATTGTTCGGGTCAGGATCGGGGTTCTCCTGCCTCCAGCAACCCGAACAATTGTTCCCTGTGGATAGATCCCAGCAGGTGTCCATGTTCCTTCTTCGTAATAAACCGAACAATTGTTCTATACAGCAGGTTGCTGGATCTGGCACGGCTGGTTCAGGTTATTTATGTCATATGATATATTTTTTTATTTTTTTTTAATTTAGTTGTTGACAAGGTGGCAATCATTACATATATTAGTATTAATTAAACAGCTAATGGAGAAAAAAAATGATAGTTAAAGACCTTGAAAGAATGGAAGACATCGCAGAGCAAGCAAGAAAAAGAGCAGACAAAGACTTTAAAAAGAATAAAGAAAATATTAACTTTACTTTAAAGGGTGACAATAAATATTATTATGCTCATCAATGTAAACAGTTTGCAGACTTCATTACTGCCAATGGTTATCCGTACATTGACAAGGAAGACATAATAAAAGATGGGGTATCATTCAACAAATATTCTATTAATATTGGTTACTCTCAATACAACAGAGACTTGAAGCGGTTCAACTCAAAGGAAGAAATGCTTGGTTTTGTTATTGGTTACAACGAAGCAATGAAAGGAAAAAAATAATGTTATTTTATACAATCTTTTTGAATGTAGTAGCATTCGCACTATTTACCGCAACAGTTTTAATTTTTCTTTTGTAAATTGTTCGGGGATCGGATCGGGGGTTCTTCCCCCGATTTTTTCCTGTAAATACCGAACAATTGTTCCCTCCCCTCCCCCTCCTGCTGTCAAACCTGTAACCGAACAATTGTTCGCTCCTGTAAAAAATGTTGTACCAACACCTACATTACCATTGGTATCAATACGAATTTATTATTTAATATTTTTATGTTGACAGGTGTTGCAATGATTGCTATATATAATGAAACAACACAGGAGAAGCAAATGTACGAAGGTAATCAAAGAGGTATAGAAATATACGAAAATGAACAACTTGTAGCAGTTGGAGGAATGAAAGATTTCATTATCGACAACGACATGGAGGGTACAGATGAAGCAAAAGCCATCTTATCCCTTGAGCAAGGTGCTTCAACTAACGTCTCAACTGGTCAAGGTTGGGTTCAAATAAGGAGGAACGATGATGTCTAATCCAGCCAATCCATAATTTTTGAGGCTGGACAAAAATTTTTAGAGCTGGACAAAAAAATCCAGCTCTTTTTTTCCTGCGAATCTGAACAATTGTTCGCTCCTGTCCTGCTGTAGCTGGAATCTGCTGTGATGAAAATAAAAATAAAAAAAGTTTATTTAGTTGTTGACAGGTGTTGTAATCATTGCTATATATAATGAAACAAACACAGGAGAAGCAAATGACTAATTACTGTTTTACAGATGTACCTCAAGAGAACAACAAGTTTAGAGTAGCTAAGATTGTTGAGAACGAAGCAGGTTACTACCCTCTTACTAAAGCAAACCCTAATGATCCTCACGAGATCGACAAGTATGTTGGCGATGAGAATCATGTAAGGGCAGTGGTAAACACCATGAACAAGCATCTTGGTGTGGATAGTGACAGAGAATGGGAGATCAAGTTTTCTACCATGCACAATTTAAAATAGAGGAGAAGCAAATGAATAACATGAACAAACTGGTAACAATATGGAACGACTGGACTGAAGCGAACAACTTGCCCAGCATGAGTGCCAGCGAGTTACTTTGGCAAGAAGGTCTTGACGAAAGCCAAAAGAGATTTATCAATGCCTTTATCGAAATGTGGGAATCAATGTCAGTATACACATCATCTTGGGATCAATAGGTTTCTCCGAAAAAAGTCCAGCAGGTTGCTGGGCTTTTTTTTATATACAGGGCGAACAATTGTTCGCTATTATTTTCCTGTTGGCAATGAAGCAGGTAATAAAGTAACGACTGGTAGTAATAATGTTTTTTTAGGTTTTTATGTTTTTATTACTTGACAAGTGTTGTAATCATTGCTATATATATAGTAATTAAACAAGCCAATGGAGAATAATATGTTTGATATAGAGTATAAACTAGGTTGGAGATACATAGTCTGGGTAGGCGGTGTAGACGATTATTATAAAAACTATAAAGATGCAAAAGAGGCAGCTCAAGAGTGGACTGATGCAGGTTACGACTTTGTGGAGATTCAAGAAATAGCAGAACTTAGAGGTGGTCAATAATGTTGTATTTAGCATACGGTGCAAACCTAAACAAAAAAAACATGGCTATGAGGTGTCCACTTGCGACACCTTTATGCAGTATTAATTTGGAAGGCTATAAGTTAGCATTCAATAATGTGGCGACTATCGTTAAATCAGAAAATGATTCCGTTCCCGTTGGAGTGTGGAGAATAACTGAAGAGTGCGAGAAAGCATTAGACAAGTATGAGGGCTTTCCTAATCTATACCGAAAAGAATACTTGGACTTGACTAAACTCGGATTGAATCAGGGTATGGTATATATAATGAACTATGGTGGTAAAGCAGTACCGAACAAAAGCTACTTCGATACCATAAAGCAGGGGTATCAGGACTTCCAGCTCAACACCGAACAATTAGTGAATGCTGTACTGGAAGCATATGATTATGAGAAAGAAGCAGGTCGAGTTATTCAAACGAGGCGTGGCGGGGGTAGATGGAGGTAATTGTTCGCTTCGCCCAGCAGAAAAGCCCAGATCCTTCTGGGTTTTTTTACAGGTAAATACCGAACAATTGTCCGCTAATCGGGAGGACGCTGATCGGGGAACACCCTGATCGGGGAATTTTCTGACGGCATTTCTGAGAATCCCAATCCTGAGATCCCCACTCTTAATGAAAATTTTTTTGATTTTTTTTTAAAAATAAAAAAGTCAATAAAAACAAGGACTTATAAGTAATTAAATTATTTATATACTATATATACAAAAAATAAATGTTGTAATCATTACTAGAACTGTTATTTTAATTGGACATTTTAATTTAATTGGAGAAACAAACAATGCCAAACTTATTAAACACAACTGCACTTAATAGACCATATTTTTTAACTTTTGGTTTAGAACCCGAATTTGTAAGACCGCATTATTCAAATGTAGATATTCACAATCATGTTGATGGAGTATTTGCAAAATCAGATGGAAGTTTAAGAGATGGAGGAGAGCTAGAACTTCCAATTTATGCCGATAGCAATAGAGCATGGGAACATATAGAAAAAGTTTTTAACGTAGCTACCAATCAATATAATTGCGTTTCAAATTCGTACAAATGTTCTGTTCATGTTCACATTGGAATGCGTCCAATAGACAGAACAATTGTTAATGAAGAAGATTTTACAAATAAATCTATTAACTTTTCACAATCAAATAATAATATTAGATCGAGAATTGGAGCAAAAATTAGTGAATATTTTGGTGACCCTTTACCATTAGAAATTGCTAGAGATATAAGTTATAGAATTGCAAAAGATATAGCTTTATTTTCAACAATGCTAACACCAAAAAGAAGAGATTGTTATTATGCTGAATATCCATCAACACCCGCACAAGCTATCCAAAACACACAAGCTGATATAAATAGCTTAATAAGAGCTATTAGTACGGGCAGGAGTGGAGGAAAATATTCAGCTATTAATTTATTATCACTTGCACCAAATAACTATAGTAACAATGTTAAATATACTATGGAGTTTAGATCACATAGTGGATCAATGGATATGCCAAAGTTAAGAAATTGGATAAGGTTTCTATTAAACTTAGCTTATCATTCAATTGATACTAGATTTGTACAAGCTCAGAGATTGCTACAAACACCAAACGTAATTGCAAGGCATGGAACAAAAGCACAAATTGTTTGGGAGCTTGCAAGATCAGATAATGGAGCATCTACGCAAGAATTAATGAATGCTAGCAATATTAGATCAGCTCAGAGAATTAGAGTTATGTTTAGTGAATGGAGAACTCAACTAGCAAATACCTTTGGACAAAATGTAATTGAGACATTAACTCAACAACATTATGGACATAGATATTCTACTAGCAACGGACAACATGATTTAAACGGTTACAGAATACCAAAAGAAATACAAGGCAATGGAAACGGTTATGTATTTAATGGAGCTGGAGACCCATCAATACTTGCAGGAATGAACCAAGAATTATTGAATGCAACCAACCAAAGAATTCAAGAAATTGCTACTATCCGATCTCGATAGTAGCAACCAAAACAATTGTAATTAAAATGTAAATGGCGGGATTTTTCCCGCCTATTTTTTATTTATTAACAGAACAATTGTATTTATTTAATTATTCTTAAAATTATCTAAGTTATTGATTTTACTATATAAATCGGGGATATACACCCTATACACCACCAAAATATATATATAAACAATCAAAAAAGTTCTAAACCGTGTTCCCCTCAAACGACCCCCATCAATTTCAAAAACGACCTTCAAAAAAAATTTTATAAAAAAAATCTTGCACTTTTTGGTATTCATTGCTACATCTTGTATGTTAGGAGGGCATTATGCCTAGATATAGATTAAGCTACGGAAGAAAGAAGACCTTTGAGTCTGATGATATCATGGGTGTTTTGGATTTTATGGGTATAAACAAGAGTGATTCAGAGACTAAGTGGTTAAAAGACAACGCTATGGACATTTGCAATTATACTTATAAGCCTATTAGATTTGGAACGAAGGAATAATTTGTAGAAGATTTAGTAAAAATGAATTTATTAGAGGAGATTAGCCAATGAAACGTAATGAAAACAGTTATGCGAAGGTAAAAAACAACGAAATGTTGAATTACCGCAATCAATTAGGAATAAGTCAGGTAAACATGGCGAAGAAATTAGGATTAAGTCATAGGATGTGGAATCATTATGAGCATGGAACGAAGCCAGTTCCAATATCTGTAGTTTTATCAGCGAAATATTTGTGTAAGAACATGGATAAGATGGATGAATTGCACGATGACATAAAAAAGCACGAAGAGCCGTTGACGAAATGGGATGTTGACAGGATTGAGGCTCTTATGAGGAAGATGAAAGACGATATTTCTGCAAATTCTCAGATAGTTTCTAAAATTTTAGCACAAAGCCACAAAGAAATGGGCTTTCTATTGTCAAAAATAAATTAATCGTATATCATCTCCACATAAATTAGTTTTTTTGTGGAGATTTTCATGGCGAATGGACCTCTGGGCGGAAATATGGGTACACCACCTGTACCACCACAACCGCCACAGGTAAGTTTTGAGACAACAGCCCAAAGCAGGGGTAATTTTAACAATTTCTTGAAGTCCATACCGCCAACAACGGCTTTGACCCCGCTACCTCCAATGGGGTCAACCCCTATGATGCCAACTCCTATGCCTCCTATGGGTGGTAATCCAATGGCGAATATTGATATATTCAATCAGCCTATGGGCATGATGGGTATGAATCAACCGCCTATGAATCCGATGATGCAACCACCTATGCAACAACCCATGATGATGGCTGACGGTGGTAATGTAGATAAGAACGATATTGGTGTAGAGAATTTTGCGGATAAGAACGGTGGTATTGTTGATGGATTACCCAGAATGTGGAAATCTTCACCAGATCAGCCTATGACTTATTTATCTTACATTACTGGTGAGGAGCAAGATTTTTTAAGAAAGTCTAATATACATAATAAAGACGATCCTAACAGGATAGGTCAGCCAGGTCCTAAGGGTGTTCCATCGTTTGATGATCCAGGTGGTGATACAGAAGATCAAGGTTCTGATTTTAGCGGTGGCGATGATTCTTCTAGCAACAACGATGGCTCTGACAACAATAACGATGATAACACATCCACCGATGAAGATTTTAATGACTCTACAGATTTGGGTACAGATCCTGGCACTGATAACGATGATGATGGTTTTAGTTTTGACGATGAGGTTTCTGATTATCAAACAGATGATTCTGGTGTTTACACAGGTGGCGGTGGTGACAATCAAGATAACAGACCATCAACGAACATTGTGAATGTTGGAGCTGGTTCTAATTTACAGTATAATCCACAGTTTACAGCGGACAATTTAGAAGACAGGGGTCTTGATCCTAAAGGATTTATGAGTGCTGAGAATTATGCACAAACAACACAAGGTCAGGCTGCTTCTCAAGCTGAGATGAATGATGCTATGGCTATAGATCAGGCTATGAATCAAGCACCAGCGGGCAACCTTGCCGCCAATATTGTATCCACATATAACCCACAACAATATGGTCTTGGATTAGATTTAGATGATCCGTTAGGATTAGGATTTAACACAGCAGGTATGATCGAAGGTGCAAGAGCTGTTCAAGGTATGAGAGATCCTGAACAGTTTACACAAGTAGCAGGACTTGGCAATATTCCTGGCGCAGATGTAGCTGCGATTACTCGCTCTAGTTTTGCACCCACTATTGGTGGAGTAGAAGATGATTTGATAGAAGCGATAACACAAGGAAGATCAGATTTATATTCACCTTTTACAAATAATCCTGGCAACTTAAAACAAGCCAGAGAAGATTTAACGACAGAGACCATAAAAGGCTTTAATGCTGACGGCACTCCTAGAACAGGACCTGCTCTTTTCAATACGTTAGAGGCAGGACAAAAAGCATTAGACGATCAATTAGGTCGTTATGGTGACAGAGGAATTAGCACTCCTACAGATTTTGTGCAGACTTATTTAGGCACTGATAGAAAAGAAAATCCATTAGCTAATGAGCTAGGTTATATAAATGCTGTAAGAAATGCTGTAGGAGACAATTTTGATTTATCTAATCCTGCGACCAGAGACAATATTACAAATGCGATAACACGACAAGAGTTAGGTCAAAAAGGTATTGATGCTCTTGGCAATCAGGTTACGGCAGCTACTGGACTTGACCAAGTATTTAACGCTCCTATTACATCTGATCCAACAGGTTTATCTCCAGTTGGTACACAAAGAGCAGGATCAAGAGGTGATATAGTTACACCTGATGCTCCGTTTGGTGCAGTTCCCACAACTCCTTCTGTACCTGTGGTTCCACAAGATATGCAAGACATCATTACACAAGATGAAAACCTTACAAGAATTGAAAGAGCGCAACAAGCTATACAAGATGCAAGAAATACTGGTAGACCACAGTTTAACCCTTTAAAGAAAACAAAAGCTAAAACTAAAGGCACAACAGCCCCAGCTAAAAGTACAACAACTGTATTATCGCAACCTTCCACAACCACAGCCACGCAAGATGCTTCACCAGTATCACCTTACACTAGAACCGTTAGCCGAGGTAGAGGCGGTATTGGTAAAAGATTTGGTGGGGCGATAGGTACTATAGATACACTTATACGATAGGAGATTATTATGGGTTTTATGAGTCCACCAAGAACACCAGTTATGCCAACACCGACACCGCCTCCACCGCCAGTAGACACAGCTAGGGCAGCAGTGTTAGCAGAAGAAAACATGAGTGAACAAATGAAGAAGCGCAAAGGTCGCGGTTCTACTATTGTAGCTGGTGCGTTAAGCGACCAAAAATCACCAACAACTGGTACACCAACCTTGTTAGGATAAATTATGAATGATTACGTCAAGAGTCTAGTAAAGCGTTTTGAATATATCCAGATGCAACGAGACAACTGGGATACTCATTACCAAGAGTTATCTGACTATATGCTTCCTAGAAAAGCGGATATAGTTAAGAAGCGTTCTCGCGGTGAAAAGCGTATGGAGTTTATCTATGATGGAACTGCATTACAGGCTGTAGACTTACTTTCAGCTTCCTTACATGGTATGCTTACAAGCGGTGCATCCCCTTGGTTTCACTTAGATGTTAAAGACACAGCTATTAATCGTGATGATGATGTGCGCGAATGGTTGCAAGATACCAGTATGCGTATGATGAGGGCTTTCAGCCAATCTAATTTTGAGACTGAGGTTCACGAAACATATGTAGACTTAACTGTGTTTGGCACAGCTTGTATGTTTACTGAGATAGATAATAATAATCTAAGGTTTAGCACCAGGCATATATCTGAGTTCTATGTACAAGAAGACCAGTATGGAATGGTTGATACTGTATTTAGAAAGTATCACACAAGTGCAGTAGCAGCAGTGCAACGCTTTGGTATAGATAATGTTAGTGACAGTATTAAACGTGTTTATGAGAAAAAACCTGACGAACAAGTTGAGATATTACACGCAGTAACACCTCGTATAGATAGAGACACTACAAAGCGTGATAATAAGAATATGCCATTTGCATCTATTTATATTTGTATGGGTAGCAAAATGGTTATGTCAGAGGGTGGCTTTGAAGAAATGCCATATGCTGTACCACGTTTCTTGAAATCAACTGGCGAAGTTATGGGCAGAAGCCCTGCTATGGTAGCACTGCCAGATGTTAAGATGCTTAACTTAATGTCTAAGACTATTATACAAGCAGCACAAAAGACAATCGACCCACCATTATTAGTTCCTGACGATGGCTTTATGCTACCAGTAAGAACAAACCCAGGCGGTCTTAACTTCTATCGTGCTGGTTCAAGAGATACAATTACACCTTTGAATACAGGTTCTAATATAAATATTGGTTTAGCTATGGAAGACCAGCGAAGACAGGCTATACGTTCTGCGTTTTATGTAGACCAGTTACTTGTTGGTGGTTCTCCAAACATGACAGCCACCGAGGTTATTCAAAGGCAGGAAGAACGCATGAGGGTGATTGGTCCTGTGCTTGGAAGGCTGATGAATGAGATGCTTCGTCCACTTATAGACAGAGTGTTCGCGTTAATGTTAAGGGCAGATATGTTAGCCCCTCCACCAGAAATACTACAGGGCAGAGATATTGATATTGAGTATGTATCTCCATTAGCTAGGGCGCAAAAATCTAGCAGTCTTAACAATACTATGAAGGCATTAGAGATACTTATGCCGTTATCACAGGCACTACCTGTTGGCGACCATATCGACCCTGATGGATTAGTAAGACATATTACAGATGCACTTGGCGTTCCTAAGACTACATTAAAGTCACAACGTGAAGTTAATCAAGTAAGACAGGAACGTGCGGCTATGCAACAACAGCAGATGGAACGTCAAGAAATTTCGCAGGACGTTGCTGATACAGCACAGGCAGCGCAAGCAGTTAGGATGGTTCAGAAATAATGGTAGACCCAATAAAAGAACAAGAGAAACTCAAACAAATGTACACTGATATATTTAGCACAGAAGCTGGACAGAAAGTGTTACAAGACCTTGAAAAGCGGTGTAACTACCACTGGACAAGCTATGTAGCTGGTGATGCAAACGCTACTACATATGAAGAAGGCAAACGTGCCACAATCTTGCACATACATCAAATGATAATTAAGGAGACATAATGTCAGA